GGCCAATGTTGATAAGTCAGATCGTGGAAAGAAGAATCTTTATTATACGGCAGCAGAGTCGTTAAATAACTTGGTGTCTGCACTAAAGTACATAACCCGATAATCTGCTATACTTATACTAATAGAAACGAGCATAAAAAATGACAAAAAGTTTATTACAGCAGATTATGGTTAAGCAGGAAAAACCACCAGTACACGCAATAGATGTTGCTGGTTTGACTGAAAAAATTCAGTCTGGTTATACTGTTAATCGTATTGACAAGCAGACACAGAAGAAGACTTTTGCACCATCTACAATTGCCTACGGGCATGGAGAGTGTCCAAGATATTGGTACCTTGCTTTTGACGGACAGATGTTTGAAGATGATGCAACACCATATAGCGCAGCCAATATGACCGCTGGAACTAAATCTCACGAAAGAATTCAAGAAGCAATGAAAAATGTTCCAGACTTCCTTGTGGATTCTGAATTTAAGATTACAAATAACGATCCACCAATCTTTGGCTATGGAGATGTTATGGTTAATTGGCAGGGAGAAGAACTCCTTGGCGAAATTAAAACAATGATGAATGAAGGTTTTGAGTATCGCAAGGCACATAACAAGCCTAAGAGTGGTCACCTTGTTCAGTTGTTAATCTATATGAAGATTCTTAAGAAAGCAAAGGCAGTTCTTATTTATGAAAATAAGAACAACCACGAGTTGCTTATACTTCCAGTAGAAGTAAATGATTATTATCGTCGGTGGGTAGACCAGACGTTTGAATGGATGAGATCAGTTCGTAAGGCTTGGGTCGATAGAACCCTTCCTGAAAAGAACTATCGCTCAAATTCAAAAATTTGCAAATCATGTCCTATTAAAAAGGCTTGTGCAGATGCTGGTAAGGGAGACTTTAAATTAAAGTCTTTGGAGCCGTTAGATGAAACACTGTAGTTGGTGTGATACTCAATTTACTACTGATATAAGTTATCAGATTTATTGCTCTCCCAATTGTAGGGAAGAAGCAACAAAACAAAAAATTGCACAAAGGTATGTAGTTACAAGAAGACAAAAAAGAAAAGGAAAGACTAGGCTTTGCAAGCAATGTAATGTAAGTCTTTCAATATATAACGATGACGTTATCTGTGCTTCTTGTAACATAAATCCATCAAGTGTTGAAAAAGCATTAAAAGAAATAAGGAGCAAGAGCAATGGTAAAAAATAAATGGGGATACAACATCAATCCAACAACCATTTGTGCTATAGACGCTAGTACTAATAGCCTTGCTTTTGCTTTGTTTGATACAAAAGAAAAAGCACTACAGTCTGTTGGCAAGATTAACTTTGAAGGAAGTAATACATATGAGAAGGTTATGGATGCTGGGAAAAAAGTAAAGTCTTTCTTTGATATCTATAATGGATTTGAAGCAATTGTTATTGAGCACACTGTATTTATGAATAGTCCTAAGACTGCTGCAGACCTTGCGTTAGTGCAGGGTGCAATTCTTGGGTCAGCAGGTCAATCAGGAACAACTATGATTGGTAGAGTATCTCCTATTACGTGGCAAAACTATATGGGAAATAAAAAAATATCAAAAGATGAACAGTTATTTATTAGATCTCAGAATCCTGGAAAGTCTGTTTCTTGGTATAAATCATATGAAAGAAACCTTAGAAAAGAAAGAACTATAAAATTTATTAATACTATCTATGATAGAACCATTACTGATAACGATGTTGCAGATGCTTGTGGAATAGGCCATTGGGCAATTGGAAACTTAGAGAAGGCGTTTGAATAGTATGAACATTAAAACAGAAGAAATGATAAGTCATTTACTCTTACAGAATGCATTAGAGATATATAGTATTGACAATAACACTGGAGAGATGTTATACTCAATTACAGACAAACTAAAAGAAGTTAGTCCACAACTTTATGCACAACTAAAAAAACAATATGAGGACCACATGTTTAAATTAATAGATGAAGGCCCAAAGACTATGAACTGGAAAATAACAATATAATGGCTACAAAACTATATTCTAGTGAGTTGTGGCTCAAGAAGCGATTCCTTGTTGATAAAAAAACTCCTCAAGATATTGCTAAAGAGTGTGGAGTGAGCGTAGAAACAATCTATGTTTATCTTGCTAAGTTTGGATTAAGGAAGTCGAAACGATGAATAAAATTGAAAAAGCATTGGTAGCACTTGCTGTAGCAGGTGCAGTTGGTTTTAGTTTTGCATTTGCTTTACTAAAAGGAATTCCAGAAACGTTTGATTGGGAACTTGATGAAGAGGAAAACTATGAGTGAAGAAACACAGTTTACTATTGGCCAGGTCTGTGATGAGATAAAGTCAATGCTTATTGCAAAAAACAAGTCTTATGGAGATTCAGCGCTTAACCCCGTTAGAATTTTTGCTACCTCTGACAATGTTGAACAACTACATGTTCGCATTGATGATAAACTTTCTAGGATTTCAAGAGGTGGATCCTTTGTTGGTGACAACGATATTGATGACCTGATTGGCTATTTAATCTTGCTAAAAATTGCACGGGAGTTAAATAATGTCAACTGAAGAAGACCTAGTAAAGCACCTTGATCAAGTAAATAATGTTGTTGAAGAATACTTAAAAGGTAGTGACCCAACAGTAATTTCAAAACAACTAGACATTCCAAGACAAAGGGTTGTCGCATATATTGATGAGTGGAAGGTTAGTGCATCCAACAATGCGATGATCCGTGCTCGTGCAAAAGAGGCTTTATCTGGAGCAGACGCACACTACAGCAAACTTATATCAAAGTCCTACGAGGTTATTGATGAAGCATCAATGACAAATAACCTTAGTGCTAAAACTGCTGCTATTAAACTTGTTATGGATATTGAGTCTAAGCGTATTGACATGCTGCAAAAGGCTGGACTACTTGAGAACAAAGAACTTGCAGATGAAATGCTAGAAATTGAAAATAGACAAGAAGTTCTTGTTGGGATACTTAGAGATATAGCCTCATCACATCCAGAAGTTCGTGATTTAATTATGCGTAAATTGTCCATGATATCAAAAGAGAATGAAGTTATAACGGTAATCGCAGATGTATGATGAATTCTTAGAGGTACTCAAAGACAATAACTTTAGAGAAACCCCTGTCGATGCAAGAACATTTGTTGAAGGTGAAAATTTCTTAGGTCAGCCACCGCTATCACAAATACAGTATGACATTGTTGAAGCAATGAGCCAAATATATAAACAAGAGGACTTGATCGATCTTCTTGGTGATGAAGAGGGCAGAAGATATTATAAAAAATACACTAAGAATGAGATTATCCTGCAACTTGGCAAGGGATCTGGAAAAGACTTCGTATCAACAGTAGCATGTGCATATATTGTATATAAACTTCTGTGCCTTAAAGACCCTGCAAGATATTTTGGTAAGCCATCTGGAGATGCTATTGACCTAATTAACGTTGCTATTAACGCACAACAAGCAAAAAATGTTTTCTTTAAAGGTTTTAAAACAAAGATAGAAAAATCTCCATGGTTTGCTGGAAAGTATAATCCAAAAGCAGAAAGCATTGAGTTTGATAATGCTATTACTGTTTACTCTGGTCACTCAGAAAGAGAATCACACGAAGGTTTGAACCTTATACTTGCAGTACTCGATGAAATTTCTGGTTTTGCACAAGAGGTTGGCACAGGAAATGATCAAGGAAAGACTGCAGACAATATCTACAAAGCCTTCCGTGCCTCTGTAGATTCTCGTTTCCCTGATCTTGGCAAAGTTGCTTTGCTTTCATTCCCCCGTTTTCCAGGAGACTTTATTTCACAAAGATACGATGCAGTTATTATGGAAAAAGAAGTAGTATCTAAAGAACACACTTTTATAATGAATGAAGATTTACCAGAAGATTCCGATGGGAACAAGTTGATAATTAACTGGGATGAAGAGAATATAATTTCTTATAAGTATCCAGGTGTATTTGCCCTGAAGCGTCCAACCTGGGTAGTTAATCCGACAAGAAAAATTGATGATTTTAAGTTAGCATTTTATACAGATCTTGGAGATGCAATGCAGAGATTTGCCTGTGTTCCAACTTACTCTACAGATGCATTCTTTAAACAAACAGAAAAAGTAAGAGCATGCATGACTACAAGAAACCCAATAGATTCACACAAAAGATTTGATGAAACATTTAAACCAGACCCAACAAAAAAATATTATGTGCATGCCGACTTAGCACAAAAACATGACAAGTGTGCAATTGCAATCGCCCACGTAGAAAAATGGGTAAATATTCAGGTAATTAAAGATTATCAGCAAGTGGCACCAGTAGTAATTGTAGATGCAGTAGTCTATTGGGAGCCAAAGACAGAAGGCCCAGTAAACCTTTCAGAGGTAAAGTTATGGATTCAAAACTTAAGAAGACAAGGGTTTGATATTGGAATGGTTTCCTTTGACCGTTGGCAGTCTTTTGATATTCAAAACGAATTAAAGCAAGTAGGAATGAGAACTGAGACTGTCTCTGTTGCAAAAAAGCATTACGAGGATATGGCAATGTTAATGTACGAGGAGAGACTGGTAATGCCTGCAATAGAACTTCTCTTTCAAGAGTTAACAGAGTTAAAGATTATGAAAAATAACAGAGTTGACCACCCAAGAAAATCCTCTAAGGACTTAGCGGATGCTGTGTGTGGAGCAATATTTGGGGCAATATCACATACCCCAAAAAATATGGATGAGGAGGTTGAGATTCATACATTTAGGGATAGACCTAGATCAGGACTTGACTCGCAGCCAGGAAACGTGATACAATTAAAGCCTATGCCAGATGATGTAAAAGATTATTTGGATAGATTCAATCTATTATAAAAGAAAAGGAATAAATTAAATGAACTCATTTAAGAAAATCGCACTAGCCATGGTTGCAGCCATGACTTTGGGCACAATCGTAGCAACACCTGCAAGTGCTGCTGTAATGTCAGTCGCTGTATCACTAGACACTGTAGCAAACACTACAGCATCTTCGATCTCAACGCCTGCATCATTGCCAGTCCCAGCAGACAACTCAGTTGACGCTGCTGACGCACTTAAGTTCGTCGCAACTGTTGACACAGGAACAACTGTTTCTGTAGTAGCAACAAACGCAACAATCGTGTCTGCACTACACACATCTGCTGCACCAGTAGGAGCATC